ACTGTAGTGTTGTATAAGGTGATAGAAGTGATGATGATAGTTCTAAACTACCTGTTACAATTCCAGTTGATCCAGTAGCAATCAACACTTTATAGTCTGATGTATCTATGTCTATAACGCCATCAACTGATCCGATAGGATTTCCTCCAAACTCTCTTACTGTTAGAATAGACTCAGGAATACCAAATGTAGCAACTAAAGCTTTAACACCTCTTTCTGTACCTTTTGTTTTTAGTAAGTAAGGTAAGTTGTGATAAAGTCTCTTATATAGCTCGTCTTGTATAGTGGCTGCAGCAAGAGTGGTTAAACTTGAAGTAACATAGTTGGTAATTATCTCTGATCCTGTTGGAGGAAGTAGTGATCCATCTTGGTTGATTCCAAACAACGTATAATAGAGGTTATCTGATACGTTAGTGTTTGTATATAACTGCATGCCAAAGCCGCGTAATGCGTCAGCCACGAGGTCCAATGATATACCAGTATCTGGATTATTTGTAGCATTATACCTATTAGATACATCTTTATAGTACAACCAAATATTATCAAAGTGTTGGCCGATCATATCAATAAAAGTGATATATGGCTCATTATTTGAATCGTCTAGTAGATATTGTGGTATATAGTTTCTTAAAGTATCCTTATTAGTAGTATCATAATATGATGCACTAAATAGTAGAGACTGAGTTGCTGGTGCTGGAACAGTTGTTGAACTACCTAAAAAGTTACTTGCAATTGATGAACTAACTGAGTAAAGAGCATATGGCTGCGTACTATTACTCTTAGGCCATGCCCAACTAGATGAGTTAAAGTATAGAAAGTATTCGTATAGATCAAAATTCTTTATGACGTTATCTATTCTAGCTTGTAAAGCATCAATACTTGAAGATGCAATTAAAGCAGAACCAGCACCACCTACGATTGCTTGCTGCGCAGTTAAATCAGCACTTGCAGACTCAATTAGTTGTAATTTATAAACAAAATTGTTTACTCGTTCTGTAGCATTAGAAAAATGTATAAAGTTAGAGAAGTCAGAATAGTCTACATTAATGTCAACTGATCTATCTTGATAATAACTTAATAACTTTTGAAATGATGATGTAACTGGGCTTGTTAGTAGATTGTTGTAGTTATAATAAGGTGTAGTTTGTCCATTCTTACTATTGATTAGTACATTATAATTAGGACCTCTTAAACCGTTAATATCTTGTTGAGTATCTACTTGAACTTGGATATCAACATTAAAGCTAACAGACTCCGCTACTTTATCTACAATCCAAAGTTGTGTCTTAATATCAAACTCTGTAGGTAGAGGTTCGTAAAGCTTAATCAGTAGATATGCCCCTTCTTCATCTTCTGTATAAGCAACATTATTTGCTGTAATAACTTGGTTGTTACCAAAGTTAAGATAAAAGATAGGGTAGTAGTTCTTTGTAGCAATATAACCTTGATACTGAGTAAAACCATCTCTGATAGAGATATCTGATAATACTTGAGATGTTAATTTTAACTCTGTTCTTGTTTGTGAAATTTCTTTAATCCAATAGAATGATCCAAACTGTGAATTAAACAACTTCTTATAGAAGTTATATTGTACAGTAAGGTTTCCTCTGTTAAACCCACGACTCTTTAAATCTCTTTCTGGGTCTAGAGTTAAAGCAGAATATGTATCGTTCTTTGGGTTATTTAGTAAGAAAGGGTAATAATCAAATGCATCATAGTCAACATCTAAAAGTTGATTAGACTGATCATAAATGTACAATTCCAAATAGTCACCATCGGCACCAAAACTAGAGTTAATGAAATTAGCTGTAACTAACTGCCTATCTTGAGGAGTTAATTCCACAGGTTGTACGCCTTCTCCAGAATATATTATGTTAACTAATTCCATTATATAAGACTATTAATATCTGTAAATGACTGGTTTAGATCTAGAAGTTGTTGACGAAGCGAATTGATCTCTTCAATCAATGCTTGTTTTTCTGCATCAATAACTGAACCACCTATATATTGCTGACTTTGTTCAACAAGGTAGGTATGTGAGTTAATAGATCCAGACACTGGTATTTCAAAAAATAGTTGTTGGTAATAGTCAAAGAATTGATCAACTGTTATAGTAGGTTCTGTATCTACAACAGTAGGAGTCAATAGTTCATTAAACTGTGTACTAACAGCTTTAGTGTACGTATTGATCCCGTATATTTCTTTAACTAGATCTATGTTTGCCATTATCTAACTACTTTAAAGATAAGATTGTTATCTACTTCCCAAGATTCTCCATCAGCTAGATCTGTTCTGATAAGAACCTTGTAATATCTTTCTGGTTCTAGACCATTCATATACATATTAAAATAACTACTTGTTGAGTCACAACTAATCTTTGTATACGAAGTGTCAAAATTTATTACCATATCCTCTGTCTTTACATCTTGGAGTGCCCAATATGAAGTTTGAGGAAGAGCTTTATTAGTAGTATATAAAGATGAGGTAGTAAATACTCTTGTTGGGTATTTATCTCTTGCATTAATTCTGAACTTAAACTTATCTGTTCCATACTTATATACATTTGTGTTATTAGCAAGTGTAACTACAGTATTTGTATTATTGATCACAGATAAACTTCCGGTTGAATATGAACTATCGTCCCACTTCATTTCAATAGTAGGAGGATAAATAGTATGAGTATCAACTGAGAAAAAGCTTAATCCAATATAACTACCAGAATTGTTTTCTATAGATTGTGGATGCTTAACAATTACGCCATAATTTCCTGTTCCTAAGAACCATGACGTTGCGATATTGGTAATATCAACATCAACGTCTTTACTATCTTTATAACCAAAAGATTGCGTTGCGTAGTTAAGTGTCCAAGATCCTCCACCAGGAGTTAAATAATATTGTGGATTAGTCCAGTTATTTGCGGCAGTTGTAAATGATCCTGTACTATACCAACAAACACCATTACGAGTCTGTGGATTATCAGAAAGTTTACCTGTACCCATTGTCCAATTATCTGAAACTTCTCTTATTTCTAAACTATAAGATGTTGTTAGGTTTTCAGCATTTGCCAAATATAGTCTTAGATTAGTCTTCCATGAACCAGTTCTAAATGTCTTTATTTTATCTAGATCTTGTTGACTAAATAATATAAGAGATCTTCTTAGATCATCTTGTAGAAGAGGTTCTGATGGAACTGGATCAACAAAATAATTTAAAGGTTGATCACTATTTTTTACACTAACCTCTAATATCTCATCAAGACCTGTATTTCTAGCAGGTTGGTTAGAGTAGAGTGAAGCATCAGCAGAAGCAAATATTTTATATACAGCCATTTCTTTATTTTTACATTGTTACAACACGACCTTGAATATCTTGATTCAAATATTTAACTTCAAAAATAGATGGGTCAAGTGAAGGGTATATTACGCCATTCAAAGTACCAGCCTGAATATCATAAGCATACTTAGAGTATCCATTAGCTTCACCAGTCTTATTTACAATTTGTACAGTCTTTACAGTTTGTACACCTTCAACTTGATCTAGTATTGTATAAACATCTCCTAATATGATTGGCTCATTAATCTGCCAATTGTCTATATTGAAGAAGTCTTGTAGAGCTAGAATACATCTAGCAATAACATCTTGGCTAGTATAGTTTGGTCTAATAACTATATCAAAATTACATCCTATATTGATAATATAGCCTGGTTTAATGTTCACAGCATCAGTTAACATTCTATAGTCCTTCAAATACTCTTGAATGTTTTGTAGCATTGCTGGTGAAGGTACATCCAATTGACCATTACTATTTAGACCAAGAATATATAAGCTGATTGCTAAAGCATCACGCTGACTTGGATCTTGATTCATGTAGTTTCTAAAAGTAGCATCGTCTTTAGTAAGATATGCTTTAGCAATTTCTCCATATTGAGAAGGCATAGAAAGTGTTCTTGCCAAATAATCTTCTTGAGTAACTGCACGAAGTTGAGATGGGAATTGAGAAGCTATATTTAATCTGAGTTGTTCAACAGAATCACCGTCTCCTCCACCTGCTGCAGGTTCCGGGTTGTTTACAACTATCGTATTTTGGTAAGTTGTATTTCCTGATACAGTATATGATACTAGCTCAGTTAGTTGATTAGATAATACATTTGCAGAAGCACCACCACCTACAAGGTATTGGAATGTTATTGATGTATTTTTAGGAGCAAGACCGTAAGTCTCTGTAGTTACAAAGTTAGTTGGGTCAAATGAGCTTGATAGTGTACTTAAACCACCTCCTGTTAAACCAACACTAACAGTATTTGGATTAGGTATAATAGCTGTGTCTGCTACAGAATTAATACCGGAACCAAATTCTATATCTAATGATCCATCAACACGGAATCTAGAAACATAACGTCTAGGAACTTGTAGTTTCTGGATCATGTAAGGCACCTGATTCTGATATTGATATAAGCTAGGGTAGTTAGCGGCAGTATTTTGAACCGGCTTTAATATATAGTCTTGAGCTAGATAAGGTACTTCATACCAAGTATTACCATTAGAGTCTTTAGCATCAAGAATTGTTATGATAGAGTTGTCTTGTAAATTGATGGTAGTAAAACGTTGAGCAGCGCCGAAGCTAAAAGTTTGAGTTTTAACTTGACCAGATATTGCTTGAACAGACTTCTTTAGTAGATATGACGTAGGTACATTTGAACCATTTACTGTATAAACCTCAACGGTAGTTGGGTCCAATGATGATGATGTTGTAAAATCAATCTTTTGTGGAGCATAAAATAATACAGAGCTATTTACATTTGACTTAACCTGCATGCCTTGTTCAATAGTCATAGCATACGTAAAGTCTGGTAAAGTGTTTGGGCCTACTGTAATAGATGGAACTTGTTGATAAACATCTAGCATAACTGTAGCAGCTGATGTTACTTTAGGTCTGTAGCCTAACATATAGGCCATGCTGTACAAGTTTCCTTTTTGCTTAGAATACTGTAGATAAGTCTCTTGTATCTGATTATCTAGATAGAAAGAAAGCACATCTCCTACGTAAGAAGCCATTTCAATAAACATACTACCAGGTGATGCCTGGGTAAAGTCATTATAGACAGTAGGGTAATAGGCTTTAGCATACTCAATTAGATCTGCTCTAAACGAGGTAAAGTCTTTGTTAAGATATTTTATATCTACTTGATTCAACATTTTTATACGTTTTGAATTGTCATCGTAACTGAATCATTTTCGTTTGATCTTAATAGCCTATAACTAAATTGTATGTTTATTGAGTTGTAGTCAGGGTTTCCAATTATTTCTAATTTGACAATCTGAACATTTGGGAAGTTAGCTTCTATCTGTGTTCTAATTGATTCTTTAATATCTTCAAAAGTAACCTGGTCGATTGGTTCAAATAATCTGGCTCTAAGACCTGCTCCAAAAGTTGGGTTAAAAGGCCTTTCTCTTGGGTCTGTCAACAAAAAGTTGATCAGGTTGTATTTAGTCTGGTCTTTAGTGGTATAAACGGTAGAAAATACGTTTTCAGCATTAAAAGGTATTTTGACACCAACACCGGTGGATGGTCTTAAATCTACTACTGATATTTTCTTTACTCCGTATGCCATTAGATTTGACCTTGTTCTTTTAATTTACCCATTAGAGCAGAGAAGTCTGGAACCTCATTGATCTGAACAGCATTTATGTTTGAGCTAGGTTTAGCGGATCCTAACATTCCTTCAACACTACCTACTTTAACTTGACTAGGTTGGAAGGCTAAAGCCGGATGAACATCTGCCGACGTCATAGAAAAGTCTTCTTGAAGCATAGACTTAGCCGTATCATTCAAAAAGGCTGCCATAGGGTTTGATGTATCAAATTTGATCTGAGGCATAGAAGCCTGAGTGTTTAAAGTACCAGGGATCTTAGCCTTAACCTGTTCTTGTAAGCTCTTCTGAGGAGATTTTACCGCAGGAGCCTGTACTTCTTTGAGAAGTTTAGGTAGTTCTTCTCTTAGAACAGCTCTGAGTTCTTCACGGATAAGCTTCTTTAGTGCATCAATTTGTGCCATATATTATAAATATTTTGTGTAAATATATTTGGTTTTAACCTTGTCTTAGTTGTTGGATCTTTTTTTCAGCCTCTTTAATCTTTTGAGTCCTATCTCGTATGATAGCAAGACCAACAAAACCTTGAGTAGTAGCTACGGTTATCTCTCGTTTCCACCCAGCTATTTTATCTTCTAAGTCTTTTATTTCTAGTTGGTTTATCTGCTTCTGTTGCTGACCTTGTATGCCGGATGTATATTTGCCTTGTGGGTCCGTTCCTTTTAGGTCTGTTCCTAACTTTCTAGCATTTTCGATCATTTTTCTTCTAATCCTTCTTCTCATAGCCTTTCCGCCAGGAAGATTATTTATAAAATCATTAATTCCTAATTCGTCAGTTTCAGTATCATAAGATTGGATTTCTGCAAGGTCTATAGATACGTTGTCTAAACTTACATCATCTATTCCTAAAAACTTAGAAACATCAGAAATTAAAACTTGATTTTCTGGAGACAAGGAAGATAGTCCAACATTAACGAGCCCTTTAGATACTAATAATACTTTTACTTCATTAATTATGATTAAGTCAAGTGATGCAAATGTAGGTGTAGATTGAACAACAACATATTGGTTAGCATCTTTTGCTATACCATATCTTCTTTTTAGATTGATCGCTTCATCAACTACTTCTTCAGTTACAATAGATATGGTGTAATTTCCAAAACGGCTTTGAGATTCTTGTTGTTGGTTATTGTATCTATCAAGAAACTCTTGTAACTTATCTGCAGTTTTTGTAAGATTATTTATTGTATCTTTAATTTCATTTATAAGACCAACCTCTTTGGTTTGACAAGATTCAAGATTCAGTAAAATAATTCTAAGTTTACTTATTATATTTTGAATCGCAGCAACTATACTAGTAGCTAAGATTGCTATAAGATTAATAACAGCGGATATTTGTTCTAATCTTAGAATGAGCTTTTTTATAAATTCATTAATATTATTAAGAGCTCTTGTTATCTTTTGTGATGCTCCTTCTGGAAGACCCCAGATAGGTAAAGCTAAAAAGAATGCTATTAGTATATTAAATATTCTTATCAAGAATATGCACGTTCTAGTTATAAATTGAAGAGTAGTTATATAACCTAATACTTTTTGTGCAATATTATTTATTGTGCTTACTGCTTTTAGTATATTACTTAATACTTTAACAGCTTTATCTGGGTTAATAATTAGGTTAGATATGTCTGCTAATTCTCTTTGAATAGCTCCATTTAGTGAGCTGTCTATTAAACCAATTAAATTTTTAGGATTATTTAATCCTTGAATTATAATACAATATTGTCTTATTTTATCTATAGTAGATATTAATCTTTGTACATCTTCGTTTGTTATCTGTCTAACATCAGTATATCTGTCTAATAAACCTAAACCGTTTTGAAGAAAATTACTAGCGTTTCCTAATTGAGGAAAGTTTTGTTTAAGTAAAGGATCATTTATTCCTTCAGTCGGACTCAATAAAGTGTCTCCTAAAGACTGTTTGATTTCTTGTATTAATACAAATAAACCTACTTTACTTTGAGGATTATTAGTATCAAGATACTCTCTATAGTACTTATCAATAAGTTGTTGTGTATCGTATGCTTTTTTTTGAATGAAGAATTTTTTTCTATCTATAAAGCTGGCCGTATTATCAGGCTCTTTATTTGGATCAAATAATTGCCCTCCTCCTGGAAGGTTATTCAATGAATAATTTAATATATTACAAAAGTCTACTGTTGCGATTAATTCTAATAGATTTATAACTCCTTTATTTAAAAGTCTTTTTAAGAAGTTCTCAGGTTCTTTTCCAGATGTAAATTTACCATAAAATATTTCATTTACTTTACCTTGTACTTTTATAATGAATTTACTAATTACACCTATTGCCTTTTCTAAACCTTTTGCAGAAGTAGTATTAATATTTAGTTTATCATTGCCAAATTTAGCAAGACCACTATTAAATCTATCTTTAGTTACTCTAACCCTAGCCTGTAAATCTTTTGCCGTTGCCATGATTATCTAGTAAAAGTGTTTTTAGACAATATTTCAGAAACACCAGGAATCAACTGAGTTTTTAAAGACTGCATTTCTTCATTTAATAACTGACCTGCTTGTCTTATAGACTCCATACTTTTACCTTGTTCTGATGTAGATACTTGTGCTAGTAATATAGCAACAGAGTTTAGTGCTTCTATTATGGATAATAACTTTTGATTCAATGTGTTTCCTAGTACTGTAGGCTGACCTAGATCTTGTGCTTTATTTCCTAATTCAATAACAGGCCCTGCCAATATAATTTTTTTACCAGCGTCTAGATTAATTGTTTCAGGAGAGGATAGTCCTACAGCCTGTTTTCCAAATAAAAAGATAGCATCACTTTTTGAATGAAGCATAACTCTATCAGAAGTTAGAATTAGTTGATTACCTTTATATGGAAAAACTGGTTTAAACATTACCCTATATTAGATTGATCTTGAGCGGATGGTGAAACAATAGCATTAGAAATAGGAGGCGCTTGAACTCTTAAAGTTGGTTGAACTATCGGAGTAATTGAAGTATTAAAAGAGTTTAGAGGAAAGTTGTTTATATCCTCTAAAAATATCTCTTGTGTACTAGTCATATAGATAGCAGAACCATCTTTATTTATATTCTCAACCATAGTATTAAACTTTAAGTCTGGTTTGATTCGAGCTTGACTGTTTAATATGATGGTAATAGGATCTCCATTTTTGCCTGAATTTGACCAGGTATTATCTCTTTTTAGAACTGGAACAGTTGATCCGAATCTAACTGATTGGCCAAATCTTCCTTGTAAGATAATATCACCTTCAAAAGGCTGTAAATTTCTGACTAGTTGATTTTCTTGGAAAGTATAACCTAAAGGAAGTGATCCTGATACAGAGGTTCCAGAATAGCCTTGAACATTTACAAACTGTTTCAAATAGTTTGCATACTCTTCCATGTTTGGAAAAGCATTGTGATTAGCTCTATTCCATAGACTATAAGGAGGAAAGTAGAAGAACTGTTGATTAGATGCACGGTCGTTTAACTTTTCTGTAGGACCTGCCATTATAAGTACGATCTCATTAACTACAGGGTACTGTCTGATAAACCCAAACATTGGCCAAGCCGGTTCATTTACTTCTTCAGACTTTGATGTACCTAGAGTTGAGTAGAGTATTTCGTATCTTATCTTTCCTATGTCAGAAGGACTTCCATAGTCTGGATCTACCTCTCTAGTACTCCCTTTGTATGGGCCTAGCACGATAGACTTAACTCTACCAATTTGGAAGTATTGGCCTCCGTACTGACCAATGTCAGAATTAAAGCTATTACCAAATATATATCCGTTAGCCATTACGCGCTAGGTAGTTGTTTAGGATCTTTAATCTTTATAGTAGACACCTCACTGAATAGCTGCTCAATGTCCTTTTCGGTCAAAATTCCACTGTCTTCTGCTCCATCTTTCTTAGCTTCGGCAGAAGCCTTTTGGAATAATGCCAATAGTTTCATTAGAACCTCATCGTTCTTGAGGCTAGAATCCATGAACCCTTTAAGTAGTGGGACGATGACGATAGCATCACCAGGAGTCTCGATCATATCAGCAAGACGCATGATCTCTTGCTTAATAGTGGAGTCCTGGTTCTTGTGCTTGTTGTATACTTCTTCGACTAGATCAGCAATAGTTTTGCCTTTGAATATCTCTTTTTCTAGTTCCATGACTTTTAGAATAAATATTAATAGTCATGATTTTCTAGGTAGTTGTCTAGGATAGTCTTGTAGATGACTTTTAACTTCTTGATTACTTTGGTGATCGTATTGGATTGGCAGTCGGTCATCTCTTTTACGTAGATAAACACCGCTTTCTTGTTAAAGATGTCTATATTTTCTCTTTTCTTGAAGATCTCCAGGATTGCATCAGCGACCTTCATCTCCTCAGTTTTCTCGAAAAGGTCTAGAAGGTTGTCGTCTACATGTTTGATAAAAAGCTCGACTATATCTAGCTTATCTAGCTCTGGTTCTGGCTCTTTAACTATGATGGAATTGACTAATGAATCATCGTCACTTTGATCACCAATATCAGCCTTTGATACCAACTTCTTGTAATTCTTTTGGTTATAGATGATCAAATACCTTTTGGCAATAGTTCCAAAGTACGAATAGGCCTTACCTTTAGATTGATCATAAAGGTCTAATTTCTGCAAGAGAAAAGAGATCACTTCATACTTTAGATCTTCTATATTATCTACTTCTGTATAGTAGAACTTAAATGTATGAATGATGTTCTCTACAAGCTTATAAAAGCCGTAGTGAATCCTTTCGTTGTAGATTTTATTTCTTTTGGCTTGACTAGGTGTGTTTCTATATTCAAGAATAGCCTCTTCAGTTTCAATGGTAAAGTAGTTATTCTTGGTTTTAGGTTTACGCTTTCTTGGCTCACCTTTCTTGGTCAAAAGAACTTCTTCTTCTTGGCCTAAAATGTCTGTCATATTATTCTTCTATGTAGTCGTTAATAGCGGCTTGCATTTGTTTAACATTCTCCATAAGGCTCAAAAATTCCGGGTCTGATTGAACCCATAGTTTTGAATCGATCAAGTTAGCACAGTTATTGATCTCTTTCATGCACCCTTGAACTCCTTGAATAAAGAATTGTTGTTTGACAACTAGGTCTTCTAGCTTTTTGTTTTTGCTGTACAGGTTCCAAATAACCCAACCTAGTATGGTTAGAACCCAAAGTGAGATTGATAAAATGGTAATAAACATATTATAATATTTTATGATTCGACACGGCTTGCCATCATATCAGCATGGTGTAGAATATGGACTAAATTACATTTCAATTCTGTATCTTTATTATACGACATGAAATATGGTTTGTTTCCTTCTTCATATAGGCCATCATGAAGCTTGATAGCAAGGTATTCATTTTCTGTAACTGGTATTCCTTTTTCTTGTAAATAGAACAAACTACGGTCTGATATTCTCATGTGAGTAACTTTAGGATTATACTTGTAAAGTGCTCCTTGTTTCTCAATATGCCACTGTGAATCGTTCTGAATATAAACAGGCTGATCAACAGTTCCTAATTTACCAAGGTCATGATTGATAGCTGAGAATACTAACTCTTCATCTGTATATGTTTTCTTCTGACCAAACTTATCCCATACTTTCTGGTAGACTAAACTAGCTTCAACTACACGGATAGCATGGTCTAAGTATCCACCAGGAAAACAATTGTGATGATCTAACTTAGTAGAAGCTGGAGCCATTACTAATAGATCTTCAATTGATTTGTAGAAGTCTGTAAGCTGGTCTTTACGGTCAGTGATATGAGTATTGATTAGTTTATAAAACTTATTCAGATTCTCCATCATTTGTTCAGGCGATAACTTATTCATAACTTATTTTTTTTTGATTAACCTTCATTTTCACTATTGATCAGTGTTTCGATCTCTAAAAGTTTAGCTTTCATTCTTTCAATGTGAGCTCTAAGTTCATCAATAGATCTCCCAGTTGATAAAAGGGCATCTTGCCCGTTAAGAAAATTATTCAGTTCGAATATCTTCTTTTGTATTAGTTGTTTGTATTTCATTTTGTTAATTTATAATTTAATTATGTAATCTACTAATTGATCTGTCGAGTACACAGAATAGCCTGCTACCCCATCCATCAATTTGTACTTTTTTCCAACCATTTCATAGTCTTGAGTAAAATGCACTATTTCTGTTATCTTTCCATTGATATCTAGTACAATCGCCATTGGATATTCATTACACCCAGATAATTCTTCAGTATAGTCACAAATTTTATTGTCTCCATCACAAGAGACATACTCAAATTTGCTACAGTAAAAGTTTAACTTATTTTTGAGGGCATTACATCTAATGCATCCTTCCAAAACCAACAATTTTACTTTAGGCATAATTTGTAACTTCTTCTAAAAATTCGTTATCTAGTTCTTGCATTAAATCTATCCAAAACAATTTTTCATCATCTTTAAACGTATCAAAGTGTAAAGATAAATAGATATATAATGCTTCTAGTTGTTCTTCTGTTATTTTTTCTTCTATCATAAAATGATTTTATTATATAGGGTATTGCCTATATATAAAGTGAAGTTTGACGTCGTTTTTTGTCTTAGTTTATATTTAAAAGCCCTAGCGGACTATGACCGTCGGATTAACCGATATTCTTTTAAACTTTCACTTTCGACTATCTTTCTATACCTGAAGCATATCTTAGTCTTAGCTCCTGGTAGCCGTTCTTGGCTATTTGATCTAACTCTCACTCATGGAATCTCACCAAGCTA